ACTGGGAGAGACATCATGAGACTTTACACAGACGAGCAGGGCCAATGGTTTGGCACTCAAGCAGACGCACGACGCAATGCGCCGAGAGTTTGGAAAGAGGTAGATGTTCCAGTAGCCAAGCAGGACTTACTGGACTTCCTCAACAGCAACACAGTCGGTAAGGAGGGACAGGGGTCTACTGGAACGCGTAAGGATCCAGAAGCAGCACCAGTCCCCGAGTTGCTGTCAGACCATGCTGCATCTTGGGTCGCGTGGGCGTTGGACAACATCACCCGAGGCGACACCAAGGCGGCAAAAGAAATGCTCATTAAAGGCCTGACCATTCAACGCCAGATAGTTGGAGGTAAATCATGAGCCGCATTCAACTGAAAGGCTTCGAGCCAGTCACAACAGTAAACTTGTGTCCGTCTTGGGAGACGGTCGCGGAGATCTGCTTGATGGTCCTACAAAACCCAAGCGCAGAGGCACAGTCGATCATCGACGCAGAACAACAGATCCGCCACATGGCAAAGATAGCAGCGGCAGCCGTCGCAGAACAGGAGGAGAGATCATGAGCACCTACAACAAAGATGCAGTTGAAAAAGCCATTAAGTCTTCGCGCAAACCTATAAGCAAAAAAGGCGGCAAGTTAATTCACAGACTACTAAAGGGACACAGCGTCGCTAAAGCAGTCGCAGAACAGGAGAAGAGATCATGAGCGACTTTGGAAAAATAGAACTAAGCGAAATTGAGATACACATAATCGCTGAATCAATGAAATATAACTTAGAGGAAAAAGGAATGGCTATGGAGGCGGAAGACGTCTTCAACGCCGACTTTATGGAGACCACTGGACAGGAGGCGCGAGTTCTTAAACGTCTTCAAAAATGGCTCGAGTATCAGGAGCAAAAGCGAGACGAGAAGGAGAAGAGATCATGAAGCCAGTAGATAAACACACCAGAGCGCCGAAAGATGGACGGCCCATCGTATGTCCACATTGCGACAAGGCAACCAGAGTATATCATTTTGCATGGTGTGCGATCACTTGCAACGGCTGTGGGCAGTTAGTCAACAAAGAGGACTTTTCAACTGGCAAAGTAGAGGTGACATCATGAGCAACTCATATGACTTTTTAACTTTCGTTATGTTCGAGCAGCACAGACTTTGGAGCGGTACAGATGATCACCGCAAGAAGTCTGTAAGGAAGGCGGAGAAGTTCGCCAACTTCCGCGACTACGGCACTCGGGATCTTGGAGACTTCAAGCCTCACAACATACACGACTTCTTTGACAGCCTTACACGCGAGGGGCTGTCAGACAACACGGTTAACCATTATGCAGCCATGTTGACTCGCGTCTTTGGTCACGCAGTCAACGAGGAGCATATCACCCACGCACCGAAGTTTACTTGGAGGGCAACCAAGACCAACGCACGGCCACTCTTCTTTACGGAAGTACAACTGGAGCAAATGGAGGCTTACCACAGAGGCACGGATGACGCATACATGGAGCACTTCATTGTACTGGGACACCAGACCGGAATGCGACTTGGTGAAATCACCGGACTGACTCGGGACAGCCTCGAGCAAGATGACAGCGGCGCGAACTGGGTGCACCTTGAGGACACCAAGAACGGCGACGAGCGGTACGTCCCATTGAACAAGAGAGCGCACGACGCCTTGGCAGCACTAGACTTCCTACCGGCGCGATACTTCGAACACACGCGATTCTATCGAGCGTGGGGACGTATGCGGCGCGACTTACTACACAGGGATCCGCGCTATGTGTTCCACACTCTAAGGCATACGGCAGCAACCAAGATGGCTAATGACATCAAAGCCAACTCGGCTGTCATTGGTCTTATGTTGGGCCATAGGTCAGAGAAAACGACGCGCAAATACATCAAGGCTAAGCCAAGCGCATTGCAAGCAATCGCGGCACAAATGTCTGGAGGTGTCTAGTTAGTCTCTATCGACTCTCTGTAAATTAGTGCTTACACAGAGCGAGTCTCAAAGCGATACTTGATTCCAAACATACAGAAACTAAAAGAGGTGCGTCTCACTTAAGGCGCACCTTTTGTCCCCCTATTAGAAAGACAAAGGGAAAGCAGACGCATGACTACTAAAGACACTAATGCCGCCTACGAAACATCCATGAGAGACCAAGGAAACGAAAGATACAAAGACAAGCACGAGGGCTCTGAAGATGTCACAGATAGCCCCTCCCACTTCAACCACCTAAAACAAGCAATGCCTAAAGTCACTGAAGGCATACAAAAGGCACTCAAAGAAGGCAGGAAGTCTAAAGGACGGATACCAACTTGGGTCGAAGAGTTATCAACAGTCGAAGAAGATATCTTGGCTTACATCGGTCTAATGTGTTCGTTTAATGGGGTGTTGAAGGTGTCTACAGTCACTCAAATAACCCAGACAATCGGCGAACTGATCGAGAAAGAGTTACTCAAGAACGAGTTGCTTTGGCACGACAAACAGGAACATCAGACAGCCATAGACGTTGCAGCCAAAGCAGGATTGGAGCGCCCAAAGCCACGCAACACCAACAAAAGAATAATCAATCAGGTGACAACGGCACACTCTAGCCCCAAGTACAGACTAAAGGCTTTACGTATAATCGCGGAGAAAAATGGCTTCCGATCGATGAACTTTGGCACCGCAAAGACTAGAGCAGAGCGACAGTCAATCAAAGAACGACGGACCAAACTTGCAGCCCCAGTCCTCTCAATCGTGCTTGAGTGTTCGCATGTGTTCGACAAGTCACTTGAGATCGAAGGTAAAAACAACACAATGCTTCGGTTGAAGTTTACGGAAGCAGCCGAGAAGCAACTGGAGAAGTCAGAGAAATACCTGAGTTGGATGGCACCTATTTTCAAACCGATGCTGTCAGAGCCAAACCCATGGAAAGACTTTGACACTGGTGCCTACCATGACGACTTTTTGTCTAGTTGTGTGAAGTTGGTGAGGTCGTCAACCATAGATCAAGAGAACACAATACGTCACCAGTTTACGAAAGGCACTCCAGATTACGTCCGCGCAGTCAACGCTATCCAAGCCACTCCACTCGCAATCAATGACGCCATTCTGGAGGTTGTCCAGTGGTGTTGGGACGAGCGAAAACAACTGGGCAAGTTTCCGACTCAAGATCTACCGGAGCGCCCAAGAATGCCGGAGAACTGGCAAGACTTGGAGCCGCAAGTCATTGCGGAAATCAAAGCCGACATCCGGCGACATCAAAAGTTAGTCACGCAGGTTAAGGGCGCAGCGGAGGTCATGAGGCAAGATCTTCAGACAGCGCATGAACTGGCTGTACACGATAAGTTCTTTTTACCGATGAACCTTGATTTTCGAGGGCGTATATACAGCATTCCATCGTTTAACTATTTCCGCGACGATCACATCAAGTCCATGTTTACCTACTTTCGAGGCTACAGAGTTGAGGGAAACAATGCGTACTGGCTGATGATCCATCTGGCAAATGTCGGAGACTTCGACAAGATCAGTAAGGCACCTTTGGACGCGCGTGTTGAGTGGGTCCAAGACAATCACGACAACATTCTTTCAATAGCAAGGGACTTTAAGCAATCTTATGACTTTTGGAGTGAAGCAGACAAGCCGTTTCAATTCGTTGCCGCAGCCTTAGAGTATGCTCGATGGGTTGAGGAAGGTGAAGACTTTGTTTGCTATGTGCCCATCGCCATGGATGGCACTAACTCTGGTGTTCAGCACTACTCATGTCTAAACCGCAGTCAGCGTGAAGGAGCATTGGTCAACCTTGTACCGTCAAAGACCGTGGCAGACATTTACGCCAGTAATGCAGAGAGTGTAACAAAGATCCTTCAGGAGCAGCGGTCGAGCAAAGTGAAGTTTAACGCTAAACGTAAAGACAGTTCGACAGTCGGCAAACTAAGTCGCGTCTGGCTCGACTACGGCATCACAAGATCCGTTTTGAAAAGAGCAACAATGACCTTTGGCTACTCAAGCAAACCAGTGGGCATGGCGGCACAGTTTGTCGAGGATCTGATGAAGCCTTTACAGCGCAAGGTCGCTTACAAACTGATCGATAAGCACCCAATAGCGCCGACAGAGCAAGGACAGTTTGAGGCGGCTAGGTTCATTGCTAACGTCAGCTACCGGGCGATACAAAAGACGCTACCGAAAGTCTCTGGCGCTATGGAGTATCTCCAAGGCATCACGGAGGTCTTGGCGCGCGAGAACAAGGCAGTCAAATGGACTTCTCCTTCTGGCTTTCCAATCGTACAAGACTACCGAAAGACCAGACGTCGAGAGATCAAGATCTTTTTGTATGATCGTGCGATTAAGCAGCGAAAAAGAACTAAAGTTAGTCTTAGTCAGGAGTTGGATGCAGCGGACGTCAAAAAGGCGACAAATGCCATCGCGCCCAACTTCATCCATGGCTGCGACAGCGCCCACGTTCATAAAGTTGTATGTCGCATGATCGACGAGGGTACGGCGGAAGACTTTTTCATGATTCATGACTCATTTTCAGTCAGTGGCAACGCGTGGGATCTTTACGACACCGTAAGATCAACTCTCGTGGATATGTATTCTGAGGACTGTCTGTTTGACAAGTTTGAGGATGAGATCAGGAACCAGTTGAACAATCCGGCTCATGTGTTTGAGCATAAGATCCCAGAGAAGGGATCACTGGATCTGGAGCAAATTAAAAACAGCGACTTTTGTTTTAGTTAGTACTTATGTCCCCCTCTTGAAGGAAGCGATGCATCCTTCGTTTTATCTCTCCCTGTCTGGGGCGGACCTCTGCTACTGGGGTCCGCCCCTTTTTCTAAAAGGACAAAAGTATGCCAAAAGTAACACCATTCCAAACGGCTGTAGGAACTGCGAAATATCCGCATCTGAACACCCCAGACGCAGCGTTTGACAAGGACAACCCGAAGTACAAAACCGAGTTGTTAATGACACCAAAAGAAGCCGAGCCCCTGATGAAGATGATGAGGGAAGCGGCTGCCGACGCATTTGGTAACAAGAAGAATATTAAGTTTGCGTTTTCAAAAGACGAAGAGACTGGACAAGTAAGTTTCAAAGTACAAAGCAAGTATCAACCAAAGTACTACGACTCTAATGGTCAAGTGATTACACCTGAGAAGTTACCAAGAGTTAGCGGTGGTTCCAGATTGAAGGCTGCAGGTATCCTAAACATTTATAGCGTTAGCGGTACTAACGGCGTCGGCTTACTTCTTGATCGGGTACAACTGGTAAAGGTAGTTGACGGTTTCACTGGCGACGGAGGAGGCTTTGACGCTGTTGAAGATGGAGAGTTTTCCATAGAAGATAATGATGGCGAATGGTCATCAGTAAATGGAACTCCAGTAGATGAACTAGATGATGATGATGACTTCTAGTTTAACTAGGAGAAACAGATCTTTCTATCGAGGCTTGGCTAATGGATATCGGTCGGGCCTTGAGGAAACCATTGCTGAACAGTTGAGATCCCACAAGATCGAAGTTCTGTATGAGACTGACAAGATCCAATATGTCGTCCCTTCGAGGAACGCGAAGTACACGCCTGACTTCAAACTCCCGAAGCAAAACGGCTATTGGTATTTAGAATCTAAAGGTATCTGGGCAGTTGCAGATCGAGCCAAGCATTTGCTTATTCGTGATCAACAACCCGACATCGATATAAGGTTCGTATTTTCAAACAGTAGAGCCAAACTCTACAAGGGATCGAAAACTACATACGCCGACTACTGCGAGAAGCATGGTTTTCGATGGGCGCACAAAGTCATTCCGGATGACTGGATAGACGAGTGTGTCCAAGCAAGCGAGAGCAAGGGGTCGTCTTAGGACGGCTCCTTTTTTACTTACAGACAGACAGGGAGATCACAATGGAGCCATCAACGGATGGAGCCGACTTCGTGCGGCATGAGCCGTGTGACAAGTGCGGATCGAGTGACGCCAACTCACTCTACTCAGACAATAGCATGTGGTGCTTTAGTTGCGAGACGTACACGTCAGGAGACGGAGAAATTGCCTACAGATCAAACAAAGTGAAGGATGAAGGTGTAGACTTACTGAGCGGAGAGTTCCGAGAGTTACGAGCGAGACAGATTGACGAGGCTACTTGCCGTAAGTTCGACTATCGCGTTGGCACTCACAAAGGACAACCAGTTCAGATAGCCACCTATAAGGACAGGCAAGGTAAGCCAGTCGCGCAGAAGATCAGGACAAAAGACAAACAGTTTTCAACCGTGGGCAGAGCCAAAGAGATGGGTCTCTACGGTCAACACTTGTGGTCGTCAGGAAAAAAGATCGTTGTTTGCGAAGGCGAGATTGACACGATGACCGTATCGATGATTCAAGGCAATAAATTTGCGACATGCGGTTTGCCTCACGGGGCGCAGTCAGCAAAGAAGCATTTACTGAAAGCCCTCGACTACCTCAACAACTTCGAAGAGATCATCTTGATGTTTGATCAGGATGAGGCAGGGATCGACAGTGCAAAAGCATGTGCCGAAGTCTTGCCACTAGGCAAAACAAAGATTGCTGTGTTACCACACAAAGATCCAAACGAGTGTCTCTTGAAGGGACAGTCAGGCGCAATCATTACAGCGATCCATCAGGCTCAAAGTTACAGACCAGATGGCATCGTCAGCATGGAAGATCTTAGAGACACCATCGCTGTCAAAGACGCTGAGTCACCAATCAAATATCCATATCCAAAACTCAACGAAATGCTGAAGGGGATCAGAACTGGACTGATCACGTTGGCAGCCGGAAGCGGTGTCGGCAAAAGCACATTGATCAGAGAGTTCGCCTATAAGATCCATTCTGATGGGTTCACTGTAGGCATGATGATGTTGGAAGAGTCTACCAAGCGAACCTCCCAAGGTTTGGTAGGCATCCACATCAACAAGAACATTGTGATCGATGATGACGCTGCTTCCAAAGAAGAGATCGAAGATGGCTTTGAAGACCTTCTCTCCCAAGGTCCGATATACCTCTTCGATCACTTCGGATCTACCGATATGGACACCATTGAGAACCGCATCAGATACATGAAGCACGGCCTTGGTTGTGACGTTATCGTGTTAGACCATGTATCGATATTAATCAGTGGCCTTACCGGAGAGACGACTAATGAACGTACTCTTGTAGATTCAATCATCCACCGCCTTCGTGTTCTCTGTAGTGAATTAGACCTAGCGTTGATCCTTGTGTCTCACCTTCGTCGTCCGAGTGGCGACACAGGTCACGAGGGAGGTGCCAAGGTATCTCTCGCACAACTCAGATCCTCGCATTCGATCGCTCAGTTGAGTGACGGATGTATCGGGCTCGAAGTTGATCCAGAGGATCCCACGGCAGGTCTAAGAAATCTCGTTGTCTTAAAGAACCGCTTCACAGGCGAAGTCGGTCCTGCAGATCAACTCCAGTACGACAGAGAAAAAGGGCGTCTCGTGTCGGTACAAGACTTTAGCCCATTTTAAACAGGAGCAAACTAATGAACGACTTAAAGAACTGGCAACAATCAGAGTTGCCTTTGGTAATGAGTAATGCTGAAATCAATAAGATGGCGGATGCTTATCTCGACTACACGTTGAGAACGTCTGTGCAAGCGTATCATTCAGTCAACCATTCTAAAAAAGAGCGACAGATCCTTAAGGTAATTTTGGATGCAGGTGATCGAGGGATCATCAGTTCTGAGATACAGCAAAAGTTACCGCACATGCCTTATGGATCAGTCACATCAAGTTTCAAGAAACTCACGGACGATGGTGTCATTGAGTGTGTTGGGGTCCGCAAGAACTTTCGCGGAAGAAATCAAAAAGTCTGGAGAGCAGTGAAATGATAAAGAGACCGTCAGAATTTGATAACTACACCTTGAACGCATATCAGGCGGACACAGCCGAGACAGCAATCTATCGTGACAAAATCATCTATCCTGCACTCGGATTGGCGAATGAGGCAGGTGAGGTCTGTGGCGCTCTGAAGAAAATAATGAGGGACGAACACGTTTCCGTCGAAGGCTTTGCTTTGACCGACAAGCAGCGGCTCACTGTGGCTGCTGAGTTGGGTGACGTGCTCTGGTACATTGCCGCCCTATCAAGGGATCTAAACATCTCTCTAAACGACGTAGCAAAAATGAACATCGAAAAACTAGCAGATAGAAAAGAGCGTGGTGTTTTAGGCGGCTCTGGAGACAACCGTTGAGATGGATATTTGACCTAGAGAGCAATGGTCTACTGCCAACGATGGACAGAATGCACTGTCTTGTGTTGCGGTCGGCAGACACTGAAGACGTCAGATCTTTTAGACCAGATAATGTCGCTGAAGGTGTACAACTACTGGCTGAAGCCGATGAGATCATAGGACACAACATCATCGACTTCGACATCCCTGCAATTCAACTTATCTATCCCGACTTCAAACCGTCAGGCACGGTTACGGATACCCTAGTCCTATCTCGGTTAGTCAAAAACGAGTTGTTTGCGGAGGATGCAGAGAGAGGCTTTACTCAAGATGAGTTTCCTAAACGACTTTGGGGCAGCCATTCTTTGAAGGCTTGGGGTCTTCGATTGTCTGACTTTAAGGATGATTATGATGGTGGTTGGGAAGAGTTCTCAGAAGAGATGCTTTCGTACTGTGTCCAAGACACTGCAGTCACTCTTACTCTCTACAAGTCACTAATGAAGACACAGCCGAGCGAACACTCGATATATCTGGAACACCGGATGGCTGAGATCTGCAGAGAGATCGGCAGCAACGGATGGACCTTTGATGGTTCAGCGGCTGCCGAACTATACGCCGAACTGAGTCAGAAGAGGCATGAGATCGAGGATAGTCTGAAGGATCTATTTCCGCCTTGGGAAGTGACTGAAGACTTCTATCCAAAGCGAGACAACAAGACCCTCGGATATAAGAAGGACGAACTGTTTGTCAAAAGCAAGACAGTCTACTTCAACGCAGGGTCTCGTCAGCATATTCAGAAGTGTCTTGAGGATAAGTATAACTGGAAGCCGAAGCAATGGACAGACAGCGGTCAGGCCAAGATCGACGAAAAGGTCTTAAACGCACTGCCCTTCCCAGAAGCCAAGAAACTCGGTCAGTTCTTTTTGTTACAGAAGAGGATCGGCATGTTGGCTGAAGGTAATGGATCGTGGATGAAGAAGGTCAGTGACGACGGCAGACTAAGACATACTATTGTGTCCAACGCTTGTACCTCGTCGAGAGCGGCTCATCGATCACCAAACTTGGGTCAGGTGCCTAGTGCCGGAAGTCCGTATGGCAAAGAGTGCAGAAGTCTCTTTGGTCCTCCAAAAGGTTGGGTCATGTGCGGCACAGATTTGTCAGGCATCGAGGCGAGAGCATTAGCCTCTTATCTCCATCCTTACGATGGCGGTGAGTATTGCGAAGTGATCCTTGACGGCGACATCCACACCTTCAATCAAAAGGCTGCAGGGCTTAAGACACGCTCACAAGCAAAGACTTGGCTGTACGCAACGCTCTTCGGGGCAGGTGATGCTCTGATAGGACAGATAGCAGGTGGTAACGCCTCGCTCGGAAGAAGACTAAAAGAAAACTATGACAAGGCCGTTCCGGCTTTTGCCACTCTAAAGAAACGACTAAAGCAAGCCTATAAACGAGGGTACATCAAAGGCATCGATGGACGGAAGTTAAAGATCCGAAGTGAGCATCGCTGTCTAAGCCAACTTTTGCAGTCATGCGGAAGCATTGTGTCGAAGCAATGGGTGATGATGACCTTCGACGAAATTAAGAAACAACATGGCAACGACGCTTTTATCATGGGGTGGATCCACGACGAGATGCAGATCGCTTGCCGGAATGAAGAGGTCGCAGAAAATGTCGGTAATATCGCTAGACGAATGGCGAAAGAAGCAGGAGTTGCTCTCGGACTTAAAATCCCCATCGCCGCAGACCATTCCGTGGGAAAAAATTGGTGTGACACACACTGAGGTCGATGACCACTTGAGCAATCTAGTATCCCTTTACATCGTTTTAGATCGGGCATGGCGTAACCCATTCACAGTGAAGTCTGACTTTGCTCGGAAGGGTGCGATGCACGTTGCTATAGCGGCATCTGAGGGGTTCATAACAACTAAAGTCGATACAGACATTTGGGGATCGCGTTGGTGTATTACCGATGTCGGTATGGAAACGAAAGGAGAAATCGATGAAGTCCTTAAAGAAATCCTTCCACCAGACAACCCTGCTGATTGACGGAGACCTTTATCTCTATCGCGTACTCAGTGCTTGTGAGACTGAGACAGACTGGGGAGAAGACATCTGGAGCCTGTCTACGGATCTGAAAGAGGCTAAGAAAGCCTTCGGCGAAATGATGGAGTTCTTCAAACTGAAGTTACGAGCGGAAGATGTCATCATAACTTTTTCTGGACACAACAATTTTCGAAAGTTGGTGGAACCTACCTACAAAGCAGGTCGGAAGAAGACCAGAAAGCCGATTGGTTATCCAGTGATGATCGATTGGATCAAAGATAACTATGAAACTATCCAAATTGATAGTCTTGAGGCTGATGATGTCATGGGCATCATGGGGTCAGTAGAAGGCACAAAAGCCATCATCGTGTCTGACGATAAAGACATGAAGTCTATACCATGTCGTCTGTACAGACCGCAATCCGACGAGCGTCATGATATCTCTCTGCAAGATGCAGATAGGCAATTCTTTACGCAGACGCTGACTGGAGATGTTACGGACGGTTACGCAGGTTGTCCAAAGATCGGACCAAAGACTGCGGAAAAAGTGCTTGGCATGTCGCCTAACTGGCGACTCGTCGTCAACGCCTATCAAAAAGAAAAACTCGACTTTAACTATGCGCTGACTCAGGCGCGACTTGCTCGGATCCTTCGCTCCACTGATTGGGATGATGAAAAGGGTGAGGTAAAACTTTGGGAACCTGCAGCATGACTACTACAATGGAACAAAACATCCTCCAAAACTGGAGTGAATACGAAAGAATGTGCAAGGCAGAGTGTGAACGCTTTGCTCGCTACAACGGTCATAAACGTAACGCTTGGGTCCACGAGAAAAATATCTTGTATGACGTAGAAACTAATTCTGACAGAGAGCGCCTCTGTGAAAAGAAATCTTCTACTCGTCAACAGATTAGAGAAAGATGCGCTCGGATTGTAGACCTCCACAGCCAAGGAATGCCTTGGGCAGAGATCGCAGAAATAATGGGAACTCCTATTCGAAACATCGGAAAAGTACTTAGAAACCGTGGATACGCGCCTAATGACTGAAGACAACGACGATATAAAATCACCCGATCATTATGCTCAGTTTCCGATTGAGCCGATCATATTTATCCAAAGAAACCGCTTCGAGTTCTGGCGTGGCAACGTCATCAAGTATGTGTGCCGTGCAGGATACAAAGACGATGAGATCAAAGACCTACAAAAAGCAAAAAGATACATCGAAATGCGGATTAACGAACTAAAGGGAAAAGAAATCAATGAATAACTACCTACCTACCGATTATCAGGCGTTCATCCACACAAGTCGATATGCTCGATGGATTGAGGATGAAGGACGTAGGGAAACTTGGACTGAGACAGTAGATCGCTACATGGCGAATGTGGTCGGAGATAAAGTCAAGAGAGAGGTCCATAGAGAGATAGAGGAAGCCATCCTTAACCTCGATATTATGCCATCCATGAGATCTATGATGACTGCAGGTCCTGCACTGGAAAGAGATCATCTCGCAGGATACAACTGCTCTTACACGCCAATCAACCATTATAGATGCTTCGATGAGGTACTATACATTCTGTTGAACGGAACTGGTGTCGGCTACAGCGTCGAAAGTCAGTTCGTCAATAAACTCCAAGGTGTTCCAAGTTCTCTTTATGAGTCAGACCTAAATAACATCATCACCGTCCTAGATTCCAAAGAAGGATGGGCTGATGCTTATAGGCAACTGATCGAGGAACTGTATCTAGGCAGAATACCAAAGTTTAACATCTCTCAAGTTCGCCCTGCAGGAGCCCGACTAAAGACATTCGGTGGACGTGCGTCTGGACCACAGCCACTTGTGGATCTGTTTGATCATACGATCACGACGTTCCAAGGTGCAGTCGGGAGAAACCTAACGCCTCTTGAGGTCCATAGCATCATGACTAAGATTGGTGATGTAGTTGTGGTCGGCGGTGTGCGAAGGTCAGCCATGATCAGCCTCTCGGACCTCAGTGACACTGAAATGCGTGAAGCCAAGAGTGGCGAGTGGTGGAAAGACAGCCCTCACTTCGCTTTAGCCAATAACTCTGTAGCCTACTCTGAGAAGCCAAGCCACGAGGCATTCACAGAGGAATGGAATGCTTTAGTTGCATCAGGATCTGGTGAACGTGGTATCTTTAATCGCAAGGCAGTCCAAGATCGGTGTTTAGCCGATGGTAAGCGAGATCCAGAGGCTCTCTATGGCACCAATCCATGCAGCGAAATCACCCTTTTACCACACCAACTGTGCAATCTAACAGAGGTTTGCATTCGCCAGACTGACACAATGGACTCGATCTGCCGCAAAATTAGACTCGCCAGTATCTTAGGAACCATCCAAGCAACCTTCACCTACTTCCCCTACCTCCGTCCAATCTGGAAAGAGACGACAGAGAAGGAGGCACTACTAGGCGTATCGATGACTGGGATCATGGACAACACCCTGACCAACGGCAAGCAACCGAACCTAAAGTCTCGACTACAGATGCTACGAAAGATTGCTGTGGATACAAATGCGTTCTATGCCAATCAGTTGGGTATCAAAAAGTCGGCTGCAGTCACGGCGGTCAAGCCAAGTGGAACGGTTTCACAACTGTGTCAGACGGCTTCTGGGATTCACGCTCGATACAATGACTTTTACATTCGTACAGTGCGAGGAGACAATAAAGATCCACTGACGCAGTTCATGATTGACCAAGGTATACCTAGTGAGCCATGTGTTATGAAACCTGATCAAACGACTGTCTTTAGTTTTCCAATAAAGAGTCCGGTCGGATCTATAACTCGGCATGATATGACAGCCATCGACCAGTTAAATATGTGGCTTATGTACCAGAGGCATTATACTTGCCATAAGCCGTCAGTTACCGTCGATGTCGGAGAAGATGAATGGGAAGAGGTAGGTGCATTTGTCTACAAGTACTTTGACGAGATGTCTGGTGTCTCTTTCTTGCCAAAGTTCGAGCATACATACCAACAGGCTCCTTATCAGGACTGCACAGAGATGGAGTATGAGGCGGCCAAGCGAAAGATGCCTAGTCGCATCGACTGGGGCAAACTTACAGAATACGAGAAAGAGGACAACACTAAAGGCAGCCAGACAATGGCTTGCGTTGGTGGCGTCTGTGAACTCGTAGACATTGAGGCAGCGTAAAGAAATCCCAATAAGACCTTTGTAAAAACAGCGGTTTGGGATTTACCAAAAAACAAGAGGCCCTTCGGGGCCTTTTAGTACAACAGGAAAATAAAATTAATGTTTACGGTAGAAACCGAAGGTAATCATAAGAAGATTGTCGCTCTGGA